GTAGTCCGTACATCCCCTTTCTTAACCCACCCATTCCCACTACCAGGCGTGCGCAGACCCTGGTAGGTCTGCGCAGCCTTTAACTCCTGTATTCTGCTTCTCTTCTGTCCCTCAGTCCTCATCCTCTTCTTCGTCCCCAGACATTTCTATCACCATATGTGTCAGGTAAAGCTCGGCAGCCTTGCTGCCAAACGCCATAAGCCCCGCATTCGCTACCCAGTCATCATCATCTGTGTACATCAGCCCGTAACGCTGGACTCCTTTATTGTCTATTCCCTTAGCGATCACTATCGCTGAAATTGGGGAAATAATCTCCTCTGTATCAACAAAGCTGCCTTTTAGCTGCATCCCTAACGCTGTGTCATTCGACATTCTTTATCGTCCTCCTGTTTCCCGCTTCTGCGCTATCTATCATTTCCGGTAGAACCTGGTCAACAAGCTTCGGGTTCTTGGCAGCCTCAAGTACTTCCTGCGCCACCTCAGCCTGAAAATCCTGCTCATTTCTAAGATCCTTTACTACATCATCCTTACCGTGCCACTTGCGTTCACCATAGTAGTACCACGCACCAGACTTCTTGATGACACCGAACAGGACACCCATAGTGAAGTATTCCTTGCCGATGTCATAGTCTCCCCGCTCAAAACCCAGGAAAGGTGCGCCCCTGAAGTAGAAATCTACTGCTGCCGTCTGCTGAGGAGCGGCAGATTTATTTTTGATGGTCCGTAGCTTTATAGACTGTCCAACTTTAACAGGGTCAGTGATGCCTGGTCGCTTTTCAGTGATATATTCGTCTCTTTCAACCTGAACTCTAGTGTAAAAGAAGTAATCTTTTCCATGTCCACCTGGGGTTGTCTGAGGAACTCCATACCTTGCGAAAGAACCAATTTTGTCCCTGAACTGATTAATAATGATCCCCAGCACCGGTCTTTCTTCTCCATTGCTTGACCTCTTAGTCGCTTTCCCTGCCTTACGGGCAAACTTGTTCATCAGGCGAGCCCCTACAGCAGTAGTGAACTCGTCCATGGCCTTCTCTGACTCTTCACCAGGGATCAGCGCTGGATATGAGTCCAGTACTATAAGATCTATCCCTCTTGACTCAGCAGCCTTAAGCATTACCTCAAAAGCAAATTCCATTTCCTGCGTGGAAATCAGGGTTACCCTGCTGTTGTCAACTCCCAGAGCGGCAGCCTGATCACCGTCATACGATTCCGCTGCTATCCACAAGGTTGCAAACTCTGAATCACCCCTCTGGTTAGCCGCGACAGTCTTAAGAGCCACAGCGGTCTTTCCCGCTGACTCCTTACCAATAATCTCAACCCACTGACCAGCGGGCAAGCCTCCTCCTAATGCTACGTCGAGTGCCAGGGAACCACTAGTGAACCTCTTCGGCACTGCTAATTCTGATGCTATGATAACTGTGTCGTCGCCAAATACCTTATTGATCTGCGACATCAGTAGTTGCGTATCAGCACGCATACTTACAGCCTTCCTGCCGCCTGTCCGGCGCTAGTTATGTTTCCATGATAATTATGCGTAATCCCTCCCCCGGCATCTACCTGCCGGGCTTTCTGTGCTGGTCCCTCACTAACAGCATTAAATCCTGCTGATGGATGCATATACTCTCTTGCGGTATTGTACCCGCAGTCAAAGCACCTGGTCATCTTAGATCCCGGTGGGGTCATGTAATTCCCGCTCCCGCAATCGGGGCAGAAACCACTTTTCTTCAGATGCTGGGCTTTACTTACGTCATGCCCATCCACGATCCCAGGAAGCTCTAGAACGCCCTGACCAGCAACCTGTGTGGCTGGTACCAGCCTTGTCCCCTGAGCCCACCAGGGCGGATCTGAGGACCGCGCAGAGGGCATTGTGCTGGCAGGCTGCTCTTCGGCTCTCTTAGCAGCCACCTTACGTTCCCAGAATCCTTCACTCATTGACGCTTAACAACCCATCATCTATCAGCCTGGCTATTATCACCAGAGAGCCGCAGCTTACAAGCTCCTGGTAGTTCTCCATAATTTTCAGGGCATACTCAGGAGTAACGGGATCTTCCTCTACCGACAGATGAGCCTGTGACATTATGTAAGCCACTATAGCCGAGTAAACCTCAATCTGGCTGGAGATAGAATCCACCTGCTCTATTCTTCTCTTACTGTCCTCATGCTCCATGTCCTGACCGTCTGGCCCCTCTGGAACTAAATCCAGTAAGGACCAGACGTTACCCATCCACTCACGTGGGAATAGATCCCACGCGAATTTACGCACCAGTAAAGGTGTCTGGTCAATCTCAATACTCACTTAGCTTGGTCCCAGCTATCTACTATATGCACGTCAGCCTTCAGTGGTACTCTCACCAGGCTCTGTATTCCCGCACCTGTCATAGCCTCAATAAGAAGCCCTTGTGCCTCCTGCGCTCTTTCCTGCGGCGCTGTCAGTATAAGCTCGTCATGCACAGTCATGCTCAATCTTATCCCATCAGTAAGCATGCCGTCAAGGCGCACCATCGCTATTTTTATTAGATCAGCCGCGCCACCCTGAATGAGTGAGTTGAACGCCTGCCTCTCAGCACCCATTCTTATTCCCTCATCACGGGAGCGCAGTTCTGAGACTCTTCTCTTCCTGCCAGTAAGAGTCCTGAGATAAGGATCAGCCCTTCCCGCCGCTTTATCCAGCACAGCTTCCCTGAAATCGTAAATCTCGGGGAACTGCCGGGCATGCTCAGCCAGTATTCCCTTAGCATCTGCCGTAGACATCTTAGTCATGGAAGCTACCTTGTTCATACCAGCCCCGTAGACTATGGCGAAGTTGAGTGTCTTGCCCATATTCTGACGCTCAGTCTTAGTCACATCTTCAGGCCGCTTTCCAAGCACCTTCGCGGCTGTCTGGGTGTGCGGGTCAATACCAGCCATAAACCCATCCCACAATGCACCACGCTGAAGATAATGAGCCAGTACAACTAGCTCAATCTGACTGTAGTCCGCAATAACAAGCTTCCCACCATCTTCCGCGATGAACGCGCCTCTTACCAGCTTGCCGTTATCAGACTGAGGACGCGGGATGTTCTGCAAATTAGGAGCACGGCAGGAAAATCTGCCAGTGACAGTCCCGTACTGAACAAAATCAGCAAAAATATGCTCATCGTATATCAGGCCCTCTTTTTTGTCGCTGCCAAGCCATCCTAGCACATAAGTGTTAAGCAGCTTGTCAACATCACCAAAATCTCTCAGAGAACAAGCCAGCTTGTTAGCAGGATATGACTCCAGTACCTCATCATCCGTGCTGTAGTCAGTGAAAAGTACTTCCTCCCCCTCTTTCTTCTTTTTCTTCCCGCCCTTGGTCAGTTTCCATGGCTTAAGACCCTGGCCTCCTTCTGACCTGGGGCCGAAAAGCATATTCTGCTTCTGCCTTGGGCTGTTCAGGTTGAACTCTTTTCCTGACACGCTGAAAATCTTCTCTCTGGCTTCCTTGTACTTAGCGCCGAAGTCAGTTTTAAGCTCTTCCAGCCTTGGTACGTCCACTCTAGCGCCGGTCAGCTTCATGCCTACCAGTACTTTAAGGACATCCATTTCCAGCCTGTATACCTCTTCCAGTCCTTCTTCCGCCAGCTTAGGAAGAAGTTTCCTGTACAGCATCCATGTGTACTGAGCGTCAAAATATGAATACTCAGCAACCATCTCAAATGGGTATTTCTCAATGCAAGATGCGATTCCCTCTGAATCGTACTTATGCCCGTAATACCATTCCACCAGATCCTTAAGACCCAGCTTCTTTCTCTGGCAGCGCCATTCCTCCAGTAGCCACTGAATAATGATTGTGTCACCGTATGGTAATGATGGTATTCTCCCCCAGTACTTTACAACCGCTGTTAAGTCGTAAAGCCCTCCATGTGTTACTTTTGTTATTCCCCCGTCAAAAAATAATGGCTCAAGTATCCCGAACACTGTCTCACTCGATAGCTGCGGTGGGCCGGTAGGGTGATTAAAAGGAATCACAACCGTGGAACCGTCAGTTGCCATAGACATCCACGATAGCTGAGCAAGGTGGGGAACACCTCGATGTTCCCCACTTGCCTCAACGTCGAACGCGAATGCTTCTTTAGTTCTGAAGTAGTTCACTACCTCACGCAGCTTATCCTCGGTGAGGATAATACTGCTATTGAGCATTAACTTAGCTCCTCCACTACTGCTGCCAGTTCACGCTTTGTGCTGATCTTCACCAGTTCCGGGCCGTAAGCGTCAGCAGCGAACTCGTTAATCTGCTCTACCGTCAGCGGCTCCATGTCCCAGTCCTCCATAAGATCGGAAGATTTTACAAGCTCAATACTAGTCTTAGGGTACTGCTCGTCAGACTTGGATGCTACCCAGTAGAAATCCTCCTTATTAATGGGAGAAGTTCTCTTAACTTCTGTGCGCTCCCTTACTGCCTTAGCTGGGCTGGCGGTCATGTACCATACCTTGAGAACTGGGTTAGCCGTGTCACTAAGGTCAATGACGTTGATATAGTCAGAACTCTTGGGCTCATCCCCTATTTCACACAGCGGGCAGCTTACTGCTGGCTTAGTGTCTTTCTTAGGCGCAGCAATACAGACATAGCTCTTCCTGTTCTTAGGATCTCCTAGCCAGTGCTGCCAGAATGATGCGAATGGCAGATCATCAATAAACTTGAACAGGATTTCCTCGCCCTTAGCCGGTACCTTGAACTGCGGTGTCTTACTGCCGGACGACCTCTTGTCTACGCTCCAGCCTCTTCCTACTGGTGACTGCTCTCCGTCATCCTTTACCACTCTTCTTGTCCTTATCTCTGTTTCATCAACTGGGCTTGTCTCGTCTGTGCCGGTCTCAGGCTCAGCAGCCCTCTTTGTTATAGTATCTCTAGCCACTTACTTTCCTCCTACGTATGAATGCACGAAACTATCTTTCTTATGTGTAAGATCACTGAGCTTTGCAAGATCATCAGCTAGTATTACATCCAGCTTCCTGTCTAGCTCAGCGAGAGCTTCCTCAAATGAGAGCCCTAACTCCTCAAGGTCAGCTTCTATAGCTGCACCAGTCTTCTTAGACTCGAAATCTCCCATATTCACTGTATACTCATGACTCTTTGTTATCTTCATTCCTTCTCCAGTTGCTCGAAAAGCTTTTTTGCCCTATCTTTAAATCTGGTTGAGTCAAGAGACTTCCACGCTCCATAAGCGTTTGTCTCAAGAATCCCTTCCTCTCTTGCGATCCTCCGCAAGCCCATAATCTGCTTTCTCGTGTAGATCCTCCGTCTGCCTCTCTTGTCCCTCTGTTCCTCTCCAGCCTTACGGCGGGTAGGCTTGGGTATAATCCCGTCAGCTTCCCACTTGCGTATAGTCCCAGCAGCCCGGTTGATAGCGAAAGCCAGGGAGCCTATGGTGAAATACTCTTCATCACCAACCACCAGGCACGGCTTTCCTATGAACAAGCCCTCATCATCTGCTGGGGACCGGACACCGGGATTCACCCTCATTACCTGCTTGCTGCCAGGGTAGAACTGTGACATGTATTAGTCCTTCATCTTAATCAGTGCGTAAGACACATCGTGATCCATTATTGAGTCAATCTCCTCATCTGTTACTAATCCCTCCTGATTCGCGGCATATAGCTCGTCGTAGTCTATCTCCCAGGTGACTACCTCCCGGATGCACCTTGCCTTAAGGCCGGTGTCCTCTATCAGCTTTACAGCCTTTTTCTCGTTGTAAAATTCACTGACTTTACGCTGATTCTGTAAACCTATGTATTTTCCATCCTCTATGAACAGAGGCTCATCAAAGATATAGCAGAGATTGCCATTCTCATCTTCTGTGCCTTTGGACTGGATATACTCTTTAAGAAGGTCCCTGTACTCCTCACGCCTTTTCTTCCCGGCGGCTTCCGTCAGAGACGTAAAAATGTAGCTGTGCGCCAGGCGCAGCGGGTCCGATGGCATCATGTCAAATTCCCTCATAGTAACTATTATACCCTAGTCTCTCAGCGCCGTCAAGTGCTGTGTCAGTGTATCTACGTCGATTTCCACACGCCCGAACGTGTCGCTGCCGTGCCCGTCAAGGATGGCAGAGGCTATCCGTCTCTTGCGCTCAAGCAGGCGAAGTTTGCGCTCCTCTACTGAGCCTTCCACCGCCATATTACAGACGAATACCTTACCAAATTCGCTGCTCGCCCTGACATGGCGTCCATTGATCTGATCAGCTTTACCAGCCGACCAAGGCAGATCGTAATTAACAAGATAGTTAGCCATGGACATATCCATTCCATACGCTCCTGCGTGACTAGAAAGGAACACGCGGCAAGTGCTGTCATGAGTAAATTTAGATACCATAGCAGACTTAACTGCCGCCGGCATTCCTCCGTGGAACTGTACACACGGGACATTTAGTTTCTCCTCGATAATGTCCAGCATATTCCTGAAAAACGAGAATATGATGATCTTGCTGCCTGGACTGAATTCAAGGATTTCCTTTACCTTGACATTAAGCTGCTCAAGCTTGGCTGATTCAAGTACACTGTCAAGCATGCCTGACTGCCACAGGTGGTAGGCGTACTTTGATCCTTTGTGCCCTCTGTCATAATCCGTTGCTGAGAATATAATCAGGTCAGGATGATCAAGCAGCATTTCCAGGCACATATGCATGGCCATCAGCTTACCGGACGGAGTAGACTCATCCATTCCGTGATAGTAAGCGTTGACATCAAAGCCAGAATACTTGTCAGCCTTGCCAAGTTCCTCAAGCATGTCGCGGGCTATATGGTTGTACACCTTAGCCGCAGCGACTGACATGGGCACTGTCCACAGGAGTGTTTCCACTTCGGGCAGGTAGGGCTTAACATCTGCATCCTCACTGCTCTTGCGTGACATTGCTGGTGCGAGTCTCTTGCGCAGGACAGGCAGGTTCTTGTAAGCGACAACCCAGCCGAAGTGATTACGCCTGACATATGCTCTCTCAAACAGGTCATACCTTCCCAGCGTCTCATTGTCAACCCACTGCATGATGGAATACAGTTCATCGGGCCGGTTTTCCACTGGTGTGCCTGTGAGCCCTAAACGATAGGGAGCATTGAGCATCTGCTTTATCTTCTTGGATCTTTTGGCCTTGAAAGACTTGATAGCGGTAATTTCATCAAGTATCACCATATCAGGCTTGATCCTGCGGACATGAGCACTGTCATTGAGCACATTGTCGTAGCTCATGATCACGTAATGAGGACGCCATCCTTTCGGCGTTATGACACTGTACAGCAATTCTCTCTGCTTGGGGGTGCCATCAACGACAAAGCACTCCTCGCCTGGGATGATGATAACACTGTCTTTTACTTTCTTCTCCATCGGTGCTAGGTCAGTAAATTCCGCGATTTTCTGAGCCCACTGGTACTTGAGTGAAGCTGGGCAGACTATCAGGCAGCACTTTACTTCCCCGCTCTCAAATAACTTCTCAGCGGCTGCTATGCCTATGATTGTCTTGCCCAGCCCCACCTGGTAAGCGACCAGGAGATTCCCACGTTCTATAAATCTCTCAACCGGCTCTTCCTGGTACGGATGTAATTTTTTCGTGAGCACGTACTTCCTTCATCCCCTCTTCTGTGTGCCTCCTTATGTCAAAGTAGGTCTGAATTGTAAACCTTATGATACCTTTCGTAACTATCACCAGAATGGAGCCTATGATAGCTGCGGCTATCACCACTAACAGCGTTGCTAGTACAACGTATGGCATTCCCATATTATTTTCCTTCCCGCTTCTGCCTTCTCACATACCTTTTATACTGCCGCTCTTTTTTCCTCAATGCTCTACGTAGCTTCCTGGCTTCTCTTTCAGCTATCTTCTGCTGATGGCCCGTCAGAGGATCGGGTCCTTCTCTTTTTTCTTTCCCTCTGCTCTTAAGGAAATCTCTTATTACTCCTGCAACTATTACGACAGTGCCCGCCGCAATAATAAAGTTTTCCATCTGTCCCCCTTAGTATCCCATCAGTGCTCCAAGCTTAGCCTCCTCGAATCCCTGCCTTACTTCCTGGTCAGTCATGTCTCCCGGGTCTTTCACTCCTGCTGTGTGCTGGTAGCTGAAAACATAGACTGGAAGGCGGCGAAATTCTCTGCATATTCTAGCTGTTTCTGCCATTCCTGCGTGATCATTGTCAAGCGCGAGGACAAGTTTTCCACAGCGTTCAAGTATGAGTAGCAATTGCTCATCGCTGACGCATACTCCATAACTAGATACTCCACCTCTGAGTCCGGCAGAGCGTATGCGCACTGCATCAAGTGGTGACTCGCAAAGGATGGCGGTGCATTCATCAGCAATAGTTCCAGCACCAAACAGCGTGCTGGATTTCTGGATATACTTAGGGCGATTTCTGACTCGTCTGGCATTCTTGTCCTGCCACCCCCTTAATTCTCCTGTGTAAGGATCACGGATAGGAAGTATCCATGATTTCTGCGCAGGCTCCCAGAGTATGCCGTATTCCTCAGCGGCAGAGCGGGTAAGCTTGCGGGATTCCAGTGCGGACAGCGGAGGGGGGGTAAACTGGGCTAGCTCAGTCTCGCAAAACTTAGGTACCTCTACAGGTTCCCTGCGTTCATGCTGGGCGAGCCATCTGGCTGCGTCAGCTATCCCCTCCCTCGCTGCTACCTCAGCAACGGCCTCCGCGTAAGAGCATCCTACCACACGGGACACCAGCAGCGCAAGCCCCCCACCGAAACCGCACGAAAAGCAGTGATGCACGCCCGTATCCAGGTTGCACGACCACGAAGGGTGCGTGTCTGGCTTGTGCGCCGGGCAGGGGGCGAACGCCTCGTCACCCCTTACCTCAAACCTCAGCCCTATGTCGTCAAGCATAGCCCTGATACTCATATCGTAGCCACATCTGACGGTGGTATTACCAGGAAGGATGACTCATTCCAGTCTACCTCTGCTTTTACCGGATCGAATGCCTCGTACCTGCTCAGAGGGCAGTTCAGCGTCAGAATATTACCTTCCTTGCTCAGTCCTATCATCAGGTCGGAAGCTTTAAGCAACCCTGTTCCTGCCATGATGGAAGCTGCCTCAACACCCAGCTTTTTTGTGTACTGTTTCTCCTGCACCTGTGCTGCCACAACTATGCGGGCATCCTCTTCATCCAGGCAGAGAGACTTCAGGGCGGCGGAAACATTCTCATTGGCTTTCCAGTCGGTAGTCATCGCTTTCATCTGCGGATCATACATGAAGTTGAAGCCGTCAATATAGACAACATGAGGAGTATACCTCTTTATCTCTTTCCTTACATCCTCTACTGTTATTACCGAATGCTTCTCGCTGATATGAAAGCGGGGATCATCATCCTCGTTGAACGCTTCCTGAAAGTTATTTACCCTGTCCCACTCACTACTGTGCAAATCATTCCGCTGAAGCCGGGACTGCGACACCTTTGCCCCGATGGCGTAAATCTTTTTCTTCAGCAGATCAGCGTTCATCTCAACAGAGAAGAACAGTACTGAATACCCATCTCTCCACGACTGGATAGCTGAGTTAAGCAGCAGTGTCGACTTGCATGACTTCTGCCTACCAAGCAGGGTGATAAGCTGGCCCGCCTTAAAGCCCCCAAATGACTCGTCAATAGGAGCGATACCAAATGGTGAGCCTTTCCCCTCCGTGTCAGCTATAAATGCCCTTACGTCAAAATTAGACTCATCAACTACTGTTGCTTTAGCCTGGTCTGGTAATTCCAGGCCAAAAATACTACAGGCCGCATCGAAATCGCCTGACTCACACAGCTTCACAACATTAGAGATTGACTCGCTTACCCTGATCTGTTTCTCTTTCTCAATGATAATATCTACAAGTTCGGCTAGCGTGACAGTGGTTACCGTGGCGGTATAGTCTGGGTACTTCTCCAGCAGGACTTCCATCGCGGGTACTTTACTATGCTTATCCCAGTGACACAGCAGCCAGTCATATACCTTGAAATTGTCACGTCCAAGAAGTATGGATGCTTTCGATGAGCTTAGCCAGTCGCTCGTTAAGTTCGCTGAAACTAGGGGGCTCAGTGTATTCTCCCTCATTACTGCACTGATCAGTGTCCTGCCTATGTCCATCTTTTTCCCTCTTCGGTATGTCTGTTCTTCTCGTATGGTCTTCTTGTTTAATTCTTGGTGCTGTTTTAAGTCTCTCCAGATCTCTCTGATTCATCACCCAGTCATGCAGATACTGAAACATGGTTATGCCACAGAATTCAGTAAGCTTGTAGCTGCTGTCACACTTAGCGTACTCATAGTCCCAGAATCTGTCTATCATTTCTGCCAGGATGCCCAGGTCAGTCAGTTTCATCTTACCTGCTCTGGCTTTAATCTCCGAGTAAATTATGATCCTGCCAGGAACGATGAACCTGTCTCTGCCGTGAGAGTAAGTTAGCTCATCAGCCATGACTTCCTCAGCCCGGTCCTCAAACTTCAGCGCCAGATCCCAGAACGCGGGATCGTAGCCACCAGGTACCTTGTCGCGGTCGTAGGGCTTGTTCCCAGACTGGCCGGAGGTACCCCCCTCATCCCATCCTTTGAGCTTGCTCTCTACACCCATGAGTAACTGCTCGCCTCTCTGTGTCGCGGTGTCTTTAACAGTAAAATACTAGTAATTACTAGAAACGCTGACTTAGCGAGGCGAGCAGTTACTATGCTCTCCTGCATCGCCTGCGTGGTAAGGGTTCCTGCGCAGTAACTCACCAGTCCTCCTGAGGCACGATTCTGATGCTGAATGCCCTGGCGTAACCGATCCTCTCGGACCCCTCTATCTCTATCATGCCCCCCTCCTGCAACCACTTGTTCGCCCTCCTGACGCTGATGTCGGTCAGACCTGTGCAGTTGGCCACATGTACGGGGTGGGTAGACTGAGGGAATACATATCCCTTCTTCAGCCTGGCTATATCATCATCCCATACCACAACCCTGTGACAGTAGAATCCATACACAGTTCTTGCTGCTGGCTGCCCCTTAAAGAATCCTTCCTTACTTTTCTTGATAACGTACTCGTTTAAATCAAATATGATTTCCTGAAATTTCAATTTCCTCTTCCAATCTGTGCCGCGCTTTTTAGCAGCACACCTCTCCTGCCGAAAGTAAACACATGTGACGGGTCTGGATCATACACCCATGCCACATCGGGCATGTATGCCAGTTCCCTGGCCAGCATGTCAGGGGTGCTCGTGAACACGCCATGCACGGGGATGTTCTCCTCATCCATGCGGCGCTCGACCTCCTGTGCCATATCGTACCCGAGCCAGGTCACGATGTCAAGATTCATGCCGAAATTCCTGACAACGCGGAGCATCTGGGCCATGATCAGCTTGTCAAGCACGTACATGCCCGCGACCTCCCCCCACTTCCCCTTGCGGGCCAGCTTCTCAGCGGCCTTGACCGACTCACCCGGCAGGGTACCTATCGCGCCCTCAAACACGATCAGCAGGCGTGGCATGACAACGTTGCTTAAATTCCCTCGTTCCATCTGTTCCTCTCTCTCTGGCACTGCCTCAGGCATGCCTGTACGCGGCCCTCAGATCAATCCTAAGGCACTGTCACGGTCTGCTGGTACTTCGGGGTGGGTTCGTGTAAATGATCTTGTTAGGCTTGCTCTCAGGGCTGCTAAAGATTTTCTGCCGCAAAGCTTGACATCTGCCGGGGTCTGTGATAGAGTGTGCATAGTTTATATCTTGGGGTGCTCCCTCCTCATCCCGGGTGTAAATAGGAGGGAGAGGTTTTAGTTGAGTAATCCTAGCCTCTCCCCCCGCTTTTACTCAGCCCAGTGTGACCTCAAATCCTCCTTGGAAGACAAAGCTGCTTCATCATCAGTCAGGTATATCTCTTTTTCCTTACCCTTAGGCTGACCTTTACCCGCTACCCTGATAGTTCCTGCTGAGTTAAGCCAGTACTTTTTCTTCTCCTGAATTTCTGCTAGAGGTTTTACTGATTCTGATCTGATCGGTGCTTCTGCTGCAAATGCTCCTGGCATATGGTTCTCCTTAAAGTATTCCATCGCTATTCTGACATGTTCTGCCGCTTCATCAACTGATCTGACTGCATCGCTGAGAGCCTTCCTAACAAGATCATCCCCCGTACCCTCATCAGGGTACCCAGAAGCACCCTCAAGGCCGTCAGCGTGGCTCTCAGCCCCGTCTAGGGGCATCTGAGAGAATGGCATCCCCGCCTTGCCGAGATTGCGCACCTCAATTCCCGCCAGAACAGCCGCCGAGTAGAGATCAGCGATCTCAGAGTGCTGCGGCTTGTCATCATAAAGAACAAGGTAAGTTGTTTTTCCTGCCAGTTTTGCCTGCACTAGTAGCAAGGTAATCTTACTGATAGATACTTCTGTAAAATCCTGATGTACATTCTTAAACCATGTTACAACTGCTGATGGTGCCAGCTTGGTGTCAAGTGGTACGTAAATAGTAAGATCTTCTGCTGGCAGCCAGCTATCCAGCCACTCAGTTGACCTGGCAAAGTTAACCGTGCCACCACCTATGATGGCTACTACCCATTCGTCTGCCATGCCCGTTTCCTCCTTCTGTAGTCACGATCCGGAGCCTACAGGGTATCACACGCGGGCGGGGTCTGTCTAGTGCCTGGGGAGACGCCCTCGCCTGAAAAAATCCAGGGAATAACGAAGAGGTGTCACGGAGTCAGGATCAATCAGCTTTATAAGTAAGGCCACTCCTCCAGCGGCAGAAATTGCCAGCAGTTCTCTGTAAGGAAGGAATGACAAGCAGAAGGCCAGCACTATGACAATGACTGGTGCTATCCTGCCCGAGATAGTGATAAAGGTTATGTACCGAAGTATTTCCCAGCCTATGAAGGCGGCGAAAGCTAATATGATTAGTGATTCTATCATTGCGTGTAAGGTACTCCAAATTTAGGTGCCGTGTATGAGATTCCCATAGGGACGTGCTTAGCCAGCGCATTCGACACTGCCTGCGACTTCCCGGCGAACTGGTCATAGAAGTAGGAGCGGGTAAGACCCGGTGTGCCTCCAGTTTCCCACATGTAGTTAGTCCCGAAGCTGCCATCAAAGTAAGGTCCCACATTCTCTCCTATCTCAATGAGCACTGCGTCAATCCAGAAATTCGTGGGGTATACTACGTCAAGACCAGACACCATAGTGATCTGTAATGTGACAGTGGAAGCGTTTGCCGCGAAAGTAATGGATGGCCTTGTCCATACGTTCGCTGGAAGATCAGTTGAAGGTGCGGAGATACCACCATAAGTCCCGCCACCGAAAGATTCCCCGGTACCATATCCTGTCCCGCCTATGTCAGCTAGCTGCACAAGATCACCAGCACAGTTGATAAGCACGTCACCAATACCAGCACCGAGACGGATATAGAAGCTGGCTGTGTACACATTACCGAAGATCAGGTCAGGAATACTAACAGAAGCCCCATCTCCTGTGCCATTGACCACTATCTTCATACTGTACGTGCCAGCAGTGTACTGAAAGTCATCATACTCAATGATATCTCCCAGTGCTACAGTATTATCCTGTACTAAAGCAGCAGATCCCAGCGCGGTCCACCCGGCTGTGCTTACTTCAAAGGAAGAATTAGTACAGAAATTAAGCCGATCAGGCTTGACAATAGTATGCAGTGCTCTCGGCTGATCGTATGCGCTGGGTGATGGAGGGCTAGCCTGAACAGGAAGCATCTCAAGCTGAACCATGGAGAAATCCTCATGCGCTGCCGCTGTCACACCTGAGTAAACGAATCCTACCGCAGCCTTGTCAGCCCGTGGCCACAGAAGCTCCCCGTTGGAGACAAGGTAATCCCTGGGAGCATAGAAGGTAGAGTAGGGACGTGTGTATGTAGTACCAGTGCCAGAGTTCAGCCCAGAGTTATTCCATGATGCATATGTCATAGCGGGATCATTATCTGTAAGCTCAAAGATCCCGAAGTCATCGAACGCAGCTACAGGTGGTATCTCATTAGAATAAATGAGAGCACCGCGAGTTTGCAGTTTCCCTTTGACCACATGAGCTACTGCCACATAGCCCGGCATGATAACAGGAACGATGTTACCTGTGGCAGTCATGGAACCACCAGAGCGGCCTACGAATTCAAAAACACGGTAAGATCTGGACCTGTGGCGCTCACCAAACCATTCGCTGCCTGACTGCTCACCATCAATGTAGTCATGGGCCGGTCCTTCATGGCATTCAATCTGAACACAGTCAACCCAGAAGTGGCAGTTGAATACTTGCGGAGTACGTACCCGCATACTAAGTTCCTGCCCAGTCAGGCAGGGAATATCATCAATCTCAACCCTCTGCCATCCCTGGCTCAGAGTGATAGGCAGCACAGCAAATAAAGTATTGCCAGGGTTAATCCTGATTTCCAGGTTAAGAGTCTGACCTGCCGTGCCAAATATGAAGAGACTTACACAGCAGTCACCGTCAATATCTATCAGTCCACGGGGAAACTCACATCCCTCGCCCATCTCCAGGCCAGGACATTCAACATGGCAGGAGAACGATCCGTGAAAAGCACGGAAGTTATCTTGCGAAATAAGGGCACCATTCAGTACCAGGCAGCCCTCAATGTCACCCTCGAATGAAGGGTTGGGGCAGAAGTTTTCCGTGAAGTTAGCCATATTACAGAGTTTCTACTAGCATTCCATGAATAGTTGCTGACTGATTGAAAGAAGATGTTACCGCCAGTACTGAAACCCCATTACGCAGCACTGTAATTGCCGTGCCGTTAAGCTGCACTACCAGCCTGTCTCCCTGGCTGATACCTGTTGAGTAGGTACCGAGGGTAGTCCACACTCCCCCATTGTTGGTCTTGATTGTATCCCAGTCGGCCCTTATGTAGTGAGTGCCGTCCGTTGCCCGCAGCATGAGAGCCTGTGTCTGGCCCGCTTGTGCAGGCGTAACGAATGTGACACCCACCTGGCAGTTGGCCGCTCCTGTGATAGTGGCATAAGATCTTACCCCTGTGACAGTAGGATAGACTGTCCCGCCAGCGAATGTGGCAAGGGAGAATCCGCCTGTGCCTACTGACCACGTATTAAGGCCATCATCACTGGTTCTGGCCGCAAGACTGCTGCCAGATGCTGTGGTAAACGAGTCAAAGGCAAGGTTGTTAGGAGGATTGACAGTACCGGGTACCTGAGTGCGAGATATAATACGGGCTATGAAATTACCCTGAGTATCATACCACTCACAGAAAGGAGTCACCGCCGCAGCCTGACTGCCGGTGGTGTAGTCGCTCAGGCACAGCCTGAATCTTGGTTCCTGGCTGAGTGGTGCCCATTCAGCAGTAGCAGCACCAGAGTAAGGTGGAACAGCACCAGTAGAGGCACGCAAAGCTATGAAAGGCTGATTACTGGAGGTAACTATGTCACCCGTGTGATAGTAAGCGGTGCTATCCCATTTCTGGTACAGGTTAGTCCAGGGAATAGGAATACCATCAGCAATAGCCTGCAACTGATCCGGCGCAAAGTTTGTGCTGACAGTAAGCATATCTGTGGTTGTCCTGGCGACACTTCTTATCCATACATCCTGCGTGCTTACAGACTGGTTGACAAGACGCAAGTCATTCCAGTCAAATACTGTGGGCTGCAAAGGTTTGGCTACTCCTACAACTTCCCCAAGCGAGCTGGCTGAAGGTGCCCCATTAGTCTGCGCGGGATAGAGAACTTCCCAGGTGTTAGGGTAGCCGGTAAGACCATTGGTAAGTATCCCAGTAGTGGTCTGGTAGCTGCCCAGCACCGCCGACCAGTAAGTATTACTGCTGCTTGTGCCGGTAGGAGAGGTACCAATGCCTCCAGCTAGTATGCACTGGTACCAGTAATTACCATACTGAACGAACTCCCCCACATTGTAAGCCAGCCCGGCAGACCATGGTAAGTATACAGGATCAAGGAAGTCTGACTGGTCATTTTCCAGCAGGAGATTAGGCCCAATCTGAAGATCAAGATCCCATCCTGTCAGTGCTGACACCTGCGTGGCTATACCAGCCAGTGTGCCTCTCTGTTCATTGATAGCAGCATTAAAGAACACAGCTTTGCGCAGAGTGTGTGGGTGGATACCAGGAATAATATCTATGCCTAGCTGGATAGCAAGCTGGCACAGATCAGCGTAAGGTATCATCCATGGGTCGTTGACATGAACATACGTGCCAAACTGAGTACGTATCTGATCTAGACCCCAGCCGAACACATTGATGAACTGATTCAGGTATATATTACCTACTAAGTCGGTAAGGAATACATCTACAGAACCGCCAACCTTAATAGCGTTCTTATAGAAAAGAGGAACCAGATTATACAGCCAGTTACCTGAGTCATAAATGTCATCAGTTGCCAGGCAGGCAGTCATCCCAGCACAGGTCCACCTGTCTCCCTCGAAGTCAAGTAGCACAAAGAAGCTGTAGTAGTGAAAGGTACCTGAGATAGCATTAATGTCAAGGAATGATGAACCAGGATAGTTAACAGAATCTATCAGCACTTCCCCGTCGTCCTGGTCTACAGGAAATCCGTACCTGTTTTTCACCAGGCGGTAAGCCTGGATGGTACCTGATGGTTTGCTCCATGACAGGGCTATGGCAGTGTAGTTGACTGACCAGGCGTAGAAGGGCTCGACAAGATACTGAGGTGGCGTGTCAAAGCCGTAGAACTCAGTCCCGTAGCTCGTAATGCCATAAACTGCCGTACTACCCACCAACAACTAAATATGGTATACTTAGATCGTCTAAGCTACGAAAGGAAAATTCATGGAAACGACGTGGAGAGAAGAGCTTGCCTGGGCGGCAGGATTCTTCGATGGAGAAGGATGCTTCCGGCTGCACACCAAAGGCGGCACGGAAGGCAGGTACTACGCTCAGACAACAATCAATCAAATTCATCCTGAAGTTCTTGAGAGATTTCAGAAGGCTGTGCTGGGACTGGGAAAGATTCACGGCCCGGATCAACCGTGCGGAACCAAGATGGACGGCTCCCCAAAATCTCCCTTGTGGAACTACAGATGCACTAATTTTGAGGGAACCCAGGCTATCTATGCAATGCTGTCCCCATTTCTCGGTTCTGTCAAGAGAGAACAGGGCAGAAAAGTTCTTTCTCAGTGTCAGAGACCTCGTATTATTTCTGATACAAAATGTATTCATGGTCATGATAAAACACCTGCTAATACTACTAAATGGGGACAGTGCCGTGAGTGCGCCAGGGGAGTAGACAGGAGGCGCAGACCCGCACGTTGCAAAGTATAGTAAACTGCCATCAGATTAGCCTGTTACGAACGGTGTGTTTACCAGAGAGCGCATTAGTATCGCTTTGAAAGTCAGATTTTCCAGCAGGTGATTGGCATCTGTTGTGCCATTCTCAGCAGTGGTGCTGAAGATGTCTCCCTTATGGGCAGGTCCCATCCACCATGTGTCAGTTGTCAGCGACCTCTTCCGGCCTTCGAATAGCTGCCACCTGCCGTCAGGATCATTGCCCTCAAAGCCGCAGTC